TACCAACGTGGTAGTAGACGATGGTCTAGATCACATCGCAAGTAGATTGGGCGCATCTTCTGCTCCAACTGCAATGTCGCATATGGCAATTGGATCAAGCAGTACTGCCGCAGCCTCTGCCGACTCAGCACTTGGAACAGAATTAGGTAGAGTTGCATTAACATCTACTACTGTTACCAATTCATCTGTACAGTACATCGGGGATTTCCCAGCTGGTACTGGTACTGGTGCAGTAGTTGAAGCCGGTGTATTGAATGCATCAAGTGGTGGAACGTTATTGTGCCGCACTGTGTTTGCAGTGGTTAACAAAGGCGCCGCGGATACGTTGAAGATTACTTGGACCGTAACTGTAGCTGATTCTTAATATAGTTTAGGTATCTAATAGTGACTTTACTACTTACAAATCAGGCTAGAGTACAAAACGCTAGGTCATTCTATAGGGATGTATTCAACAATAAGGACTACTTCTATTTTTATGCAAGTAGACCTTTGCCCTGGACAGATGACCTGGTGCCAACTATTCCTGAAGACGCACAAACACAACTTTCTGATGTTAGGCGCGACACACTTTTTGTAAAAAGAGTTCAAGGAGCAGATTGTTGTCTTCTTGCCACGCGTAGAGATTGGGTAAGTGGTACGGTTTATGATCAGTATGATGATGGTTATACCACAACAAATACTGCATCCAGTGGAGCCACGTCTTTAGCCGCATCATTATTTTATGTGATGACAAGCGATTTTAATGTATATAAATGTATTGAAAATCATAGTGGTGGTCAGAGTATCAGAAAACCAACCAGTACAGGCTCAGAAGTTTTTGAGTTAAATGATGGGTACAAATGGAAATTCATGTACCAAGTTGCTGTAGCAGATAGAGGTAAGTTCTTAACGGATGATTATATTCCTGTAAGAAAGGCTTCTGGTTCTGGTCAACCAGCATTTGATGTGAATGGAGAAATTGATACCATATCGATAACTGCTGGTGGTTCTGGATATACTAGTGCACCAGTTGTTACTATTGAAGGGGATGGAACAGGAGCATCTGCAACTGCTACACTAACTGGTGGAGCAGTAACAGGAATTACTTTAGATACAGAAGGTTTTGGATATTCATTCGCTTTTGTTAAGTTTACTGGTGGTGGAGGCACTGGTGCTGCCGCTACAGCTACTTTAGGATCAACAGAGACAGATACACTACAGTCAAACGTTGAATCCCAAGCAGTAGCAGGTACTCTTGATCGTATTGTCGTTACTGCTTCTGGAGTAGACTATACTTCTGGAGATGCACTAATCAAAATTCATGGCGATGGAACAGGCGCAACTGCTATTCCAGTTATTAATGCAAGAGGAGAAATAACCTCAATTACCATAGTATCACCTGGTACGGGGTACACGTTTGCTGATATTACAGTTACTCAAACTTTAGGTACTGGCAGTGGTGCAACATTTCGTGCAGTGAGTTCTCCTATTAACGGACATGGATCTCACGCACAAAAAGAATTGTTTGCGAAGAATGTCGGTGTAAATGTATCATTCTCAAATGATAATGATGATATTATTGTTGGAGATCCACTCTCATCACCAGTTGCTGGTCAAGATTTTAGACAGATAGGTATCGCAAAAAATATTACACAATATGGAAGTAGTACATTGTTTACCAATACAACTGCAACTCCATGTTTTATTATTTCAACAGCAAATACAGGTGAGTATAGTTTAGACGATGTTGTAACATCATCTGACGGTGGAAAATTTATTGTAATACAAAAAGTAGATTCTGATGCCGACTCCGCATATGATCAAATATACTTACAACGAATATATGGCAATATAACTGCTTCATCAACATTAACAAATGTAACAACATCAACTGGTAGTTTGACTATAAATAGTGTTACAAATCCAGAGATAAATGTATTTTCAGGAGACATTCTTTACATTGACAATAGACGACCTGTTGTTAGAGATGTTGATCAAACAGAAACTATTAAAGTCGTATTTAAATTTTAGGACAAAAAAATGGCATTAGACCTTAACGTATCACCATATTATAACGATTTTGATGCATCGAAACAGTTTGAAAAGATTCTTTTCAAGCCAGGTGTGGCAGTGCAGGCGAGAGAATTAACTCAACTCCAGTCATATCTATCAAATTCTATAAACAATCATGCTCAATTTTCTCTTTCAGATGGTCAAAGAGTAACTGGTGGTGAGTCCACAATTTTACGTAAGCCATATATTAAAATTAACGATGTTGACCTTTCTGGTGTTACGGTTGTAGATGCTGATCTATCGACATATGTAGGAGACACGGTTACAGGATCAGTTACTGGAATCACAGCAAAAATTTTAACAACACAGACGGGTACTGATTCTGATAATAGAGATAAGAAAACTTTATACTTAGCTTATACTGGTGGTAATCCTAGTGGCACTGGATCTCAAGGTAATGCAATTCACTTTGACAAAGGAGAGACTCTTACTGTAACATCAACTGTAAGTGCTAGAAACAATAAAACATTTGTAGTTGATAGTACAAGAAGTACAACTGATGAATCTTTAAACTATTATGGGTATGGATTGTTTTTCGTAGTTTCAGATGGTGTATTTTTTGCAAAACAACAGTTTGTAACTCACAACCGACAAGAAATTCTATTAGACAAATATAAAACAAATGGAAGTTTTTATGTAGGTCTTAAAGTATCTGAATCTGTAGTAAATTCTGATTCTGATGCATCTCTACTTGATCCATCATCTGGATCATTTAACTATAATGCACCTGGTGCGGATAGATATAAAGTCTCAACGACACTTGCTAAAAAATCTCTTACGGATGCGGCTGATGAAGATTTTGTCGCTACTGATAAGATTGTAGATGGTGGTTATTACCAGAAACTTCCAGATGATGCAGACGCACTTGCTAAATTAGGTAAGATTCTGGCTGAAAGAACATACGAAGAATCTGGCAACTACATGGTTGAACCCTTTACCGTAGATATTCAAGAGCATCTTGATACTGGATTAAATAATGGTAAATTTGCTTCAACGGATCCTGATAGACCAGGAGACTCACAAAAATTAGCAGTAGCCGTTGGTAATGGTACTGCATATGTTAATGGGTTTAGACACAACTTTAGAACTCCAACAATAGTAGATGTTGATAAAGCAACAACAACAGCAATTCAAGAAGGGCAAACTGTATCAACCGGATACGGAAACTATTTCATTGTAGATGAATTTGTTGGTGCTTGGAATATTAAAGATGGAGATTTAGTAACTCTTTATGATACCGCAAAAAATGCGGTTACTGGTGGAACTTATGGTTCTACGGCAGCACCAGCATCTAGTAATATTATTGGTCAAGCAAAAATTAAAAATCTATATTATGATACTGGTACTGTTGGTACGGCCGCTTGTAAATATAGAATATACCTGTATGATATTGCCATCACAAAAGGCAAACTTGAAGACGCTGAAGGAATATATTATTCAAATAGTACTGATAGTGGATTTGCTGATATAGTTCTTCAAGGTAGTCCCGCAGTTGCAAAAATTCAAGAAACAACACAAAACAAATTACTCTTTAGAGCACCATATATAAATGCAAAAACTCTAGCGGCTGCTGGTGGTGGTTCATATGATACTCAATATTACTATCAAGAAGAATTTGATGTAACGTTTGGTACTGATGGTACCATGGCTGTGAGTACTACAGGAACTTCTCAATTCCCATATTCAGGAAGTCTTACACAAACAATCATCAATCAAAATTTTATATTGGTAGCAACTCAGAGTGCAACTATTAATGGTACTGCAACCGCAGAAGGAAGAGTAATTCCATTAACTCCTTCTATGATTATAAGTGCTAATACGGGTACACTTAATTTTGATTTAGGAACTGTTAGTGGAGCATTTACAGCAAAATTATTTGTAAAAGTTGTCAATGTTGATTCTACTCCAGTACCAAAAAATTTAGTATCTGATGTATATGTTAAAATTGATACTGCTACAAATGTTGGTGGAGCAAATGGTCCATGGGATTTAGGAATATCTGATATTTTCCAAATAGATGAAGTCTTTGTGGGTGATACTTACGCTGAGACTACACCAAATACTAAAAACAATTTTGTCTTAGATAAAGGTCAAACAGACAATGTTTATGGTCACGGCAAATTAGTTAAGAGTGACATAAGACCAGTTGCTACTACGAATAAAAAAATAGTTGTAAAACTTAAATGTTTCACTCCAAACTATGCCGCTACTGGCGGAACTTATTTTGCAATTGATTCATATCCAGTAGACGATACTGGAAATACTGGTATCTTTACATTTCAAATTCCTAACTATGAATCAAAAATTACAGGAATTTATAGATTAAAAGATTGTATTGACTTTAGACCTTATGTTGTTAATACTGCAATTACAGCAACAGCCACTTTGGCTAACGCAACAGAGAATCCACTTAGAAGTAATACTATTAATGCTCCTGCTAACGGATTACAACACCCATCACCAGTAAATAATTTTTCAACTGATGTAGAATTTTATCTTTCTAGAATTGATGTTTTGGCAATTACAAATACAGGCGAATTTAAACCTGTTAAAGGAGTTCCTTCTCTTAATCCTAGAGTGCCCGTAGTTCCTCCTTCACAAGGAATGGCGTTTGCAGAATTAAATATTCCTGCATATCCTAGTGTGTCTCCATATGTTTCCGGTATAACGGGAAATAAAAATGTAGTAGGTAAAAGATTATTACCATCTAGAAGATTTTCCATGGGTGATATTGGTAGAATCGAAAAAAGAATCAATCGATTGGAATACTACACTGCACTTTCTCTTTTGGAGCAAGAGCAACAAAACATGAACATAGAAGATGCCAATGGTAACACTAGATTTAAAAATGGTATTTTTATTAATGTCTTTAGTAATCATGCTTTTAGTGATGTGGGTGATCCAGGATTTAAGTGCGCTATTGATCCACTAAAAAAGAAAGTTGGACCAGCTTACGAAGATACATATATTCCATTAAAAATTAATGATACTACTTCTACTGGCTATACACAATCAGACGCGATTGTTACTCTTCCGTTTACATCAACTACAGTATTTTCTGAAAATAGATTTGCATCCAAAGCAAGAAACTGTGTCGGTGAGTTGTTGTTTGAATGGGGTGGAGATTTAGATATTTCGCCACGCGGATCAAATAATGAATCTCCCTCATCGATAAACCCAAGGTATGTGGAAGATACTAGTCTCAACACTTTTGGTGATCAACTGGCTAGAGATATTAATAACGCGCAAATCATAGCAGACTATGATATGAGCTTTGCGTCCGTACCAAATCAACCAAAATCCCAAGAGTGGGGCGCATCACATGAGTCTGAGAATAAACATACTCATACTCATTTTTCAGATCCGGTAAGTGCAAGTGACAGTAGTAGTGGCTCAGATGGGTTTGGAACTCCAAACCGAGGAGTTCAGGTAACAGTTGATAATAATGTCAACGTAGATGTTACTGCAACCACTGTTTCTGAAGCAAATACTACTACTTCGGCTTCAGTTAAAGGAGAGATGATAACCACTTCCGAAACTATTACTGCTACTGCGACTAAAGAAATACTAACTGCTTCGGCAGGTAATTTCACCACGGATTATACTGCTTTAGGTGAGAATTTGGTGTCCGCTTCATTAGACTTGTATATGAAACCCAAGTTACTTTTCTATGTAGGACAAAGATTAAAACCTAATACCAGACTATATGGATTTTTTGATGGCCAAAAGTTACACGGTAGATTTTTATGGACA